TTAACTATTGCTAAAAATTCTTTATTTGTAAAGTTTCTATTATTAAAACATTTACATCCTAGAATTTTCTCAACATCTCTCATAGTTCCAATTACACTAATATAGTGTCTAATAGCTCTTTCTACGTTAGCCTGTTTTTCATTATGATCACCTGCATATTTGTGGTATGTATTATTTATATCAGTAATATCATATTTTTCAATAAGCTCAGCAGCAATTCTAGCTCCTGCTAAATGAGCACCACCAAAATTCTTTAATAAATAATCTAAATAAATGTTCATTTATACCAACTCCTTTTTTAATTCTTGGATTTTGTTCAAAGTTCTTTTTATTTGTCCCATAGCATACCCAATAGGAGCAATGCCATTTTCATCATAAAAATTATATTCTTCTTTTAACCATTCTTCCAACTCATCTAATACAGTGTTCTTTGGTTTAAACCATGCTTTCTCTACTTTTTCATAATCAAATCCCATTAATCATCACCTACTTTTAACATACACCATATTATAAAACCTATTAACAATATCAATACACCAAATATTATTTTACCTACCATTATTTCACCTTCTTCTTCTTTTGTAATCTTCTCTCGCCTTCAATGGTTTGTTTTTCTTGTTGCAACCTCTTTATATCTTTCTTAGTCTGTCTTATTAATTCTGATTTTAAATATATTAGTGTTTGTATTTCTTTAACTCTATCCTTCATCTATAACATACTCCTTCTTTTCTGCCCAATTCGTAGTACTCATTTCGGGTTCACTTATCATAGGTATAGACTTAATAACATCAGTAACATCTTCCATTATTCTTTTAACTTCCTCTATAACAAACATCTCATCATTAGCTACAGATACCATTAATTCATCATGTATTGGTAAAACAAGTCTAGACTTCAAATTATTCTTTGTTAAATACTCCCAAACTTTTATCTCAAAAGTCTTAACCATATCTGCACAAGTACCTTGTATTAAGTAATTACAAGCTCTGTAGTAAAACCTACTATCATCCATATAGTATCTTCTACCATACAAGTTTTCTACATAACCATATTGACTTAAATGTTCTGTAACCCATTCTTGATATTCTCTAATCTTAGGAAAAGATTTATAAAAGGCTTTATCTAGTTTTTCTGCAACATCTCTAGAAACATCTAGTGCGTTCATTAATGCATCCACTCCACCTTGATAAACTTTCAAGAAGTTTGCTCTCTTTCCTAGTTTTCTATGATGTTTAAATTCTGGAGTACCTTCTTCTAATTCTGGAAATGCATTTTTAGTAGTTGCACTATGTAAGTCTGTAGGTATCCATTCTTTTCCAGTCATACATTCATACCATTGGTGTTTAGCATAATTTTTTATATGCTCAGGATTTTTATAATCAAACTTAGTAGAATTCTCATTATAACAGTTATAAGGCATATAAGCTCTACACATTAACAAATCTGGTTCACTAGCATGAATAATAGTATAGTATGCTTGTACTCTTAACTCCATTTGGCTCTCATCACAAAATGCTAAACAGAAACCATCATCACAAACAAACATTCTTCTAGGGTGGAACAACTCATTACCATCTCTATCAAATAGTGCTTCCTTAGGTTGTTGCTGCATATCACAACTAACTCTACCAGAAACAGCTCCATTATTGTTTATATCTGTGTATATTCTACCATTTACAACAGCATTAAGTTTACCATCAACATAAGTAGAAATCCATTTATCAAGTGTTCTTAATTCTAGTATATTAGAACAGATATCTTTAACTTCTTCATTATCAGAATGTTCTCTGATATATTTTAGTGCTTTTTCATCAGCTTTATCAGTTTTTATTTTATATTTAGCTAGTAATAACTTCTTTATAAATTCATGTTGTCCTACTGAGAACTCTTCACCTGTGTACATTTGTAGCTCAAAGTATAACAAATCTCTATAAGCTATCATATTCTTTCTACAATTTAATACATAATCTACATCAACTTTAAGCCCTGTATCTTCCATCCAAGCAACAGCTCTAATAAGTTTTCCTTCTCTTTTTGTTACAGTTAAGTCTTTATCAACCTTTAACAATGTAGGCATAGCCTTTTCTAGATATTCTATACCTATAACAATATCATCAGCAGCATAACTTCTCATTAATTCTGGTTCTTTTTCATATACATCTTTGTAATTAGCAGGTCTATAGTGTTCATCAATAAACTTGAAGTAAGGATCATCATCATTTAAGAACTGTGTTCTAGTTTTATCATAACTCTCAATAAGTTTAGATAGTTTACCTGTTGCTTTCTTTTTACCACTTCTAGTTATGGTATAAAAACCATCATCTGGAAATGCGTTCATAATATCTTCTCTAAGTTGTTTTCTTCTTTCAGCATTAATTTTTTTAATAATATCTTTAATAATTTTACCAGCAAATTTAGCTTCTTCATCAACATATTTACCACCAAGTGTTTCTAGGCTCATACTTGCGTGTTCATCAACATATTCAGTAAGTCTAGCAACTGTAATACTATCAAACAAGTCTATATTCTCTGGAATAGGGCTACCACCATTTTCCATCATGTGATAATCATATTTAGCATTATGTGCTCCTACACCTATGAAATTAATATTATCTTTAAGTTTAGAATTATTTATTATATACCAGAATGATGACATAACTTCCTCATTGTAATCCATAGTTATAACATGTTTATGTTCACCTTTCTTAAATCCAAAGGAAACTAGAAATGGTAAAGATGTTTTAATATGTAAACCATCTGTTTCTGTATCATAGTATAAATAGTCAGTTTTAACTTCTTCTGCTATATTTATTAATTCTCTTAAATAACTTAAGTGTGATGGATTATTTATATCTAGATGTTTATAATCATATTTATATTTCTGATATAAGAACATTAAGCATCACCTTTCCATTTCTTTAATATCACAGACATATTATCTATAATTTCCATAAATCTAACAACTTCATTTTTATAAGCATATTCTCCACACAATATTGTGCTATCATCAAGTTTATCTAGCCATTCATTAGTTAAGAATGTATTAATATCATATAGTTCTTTTTGATTATAAAGTGACTCTGGTCTAATATTAAAATAGGTCTTAGCAACTCTATAAATGCTTTCTCCATAAACATAAGATGCGAATATGACTTCTTGTCGCCACCTTCTAAAATTAGTTTTTGATTTTCTTAATATATCAAATCTTCTAGTTATAATGGCTTGTAATAGTGTCATATTACAATTAAACGCACTACATAAAGCCTGGAAGGACTTAGTTGCTTGTTGGTAACCAAGTTCCTTCTCAAACATATCAAACATTAAAATAAATCTTATTTCTAAAACTCTAGGATGAGTTTTATATTTTTCTAGCTCCTTTTCATCTAATACCATTACTTATCTCCTTCCAAATCATTTATAAATGTAACTCCACTATCATTAGTTTCGTTTACTGTATTGATCATACTACCTGTATCAGTAGTAAAACTCTTATCAATTTTATTAAATGCTTTTCTAAATTTATCAGTAGGATAAACATTATCTAGGTTTAATCTAATAAACTTTCTAGCAACTAACTTATTAAATATTGCAAAGAACTTAGAATTGTCTAATCCAGAAACACTAGATAAGTTTGCTCTTGATGTCTTGCTTTGTCCGTTTAAGAAATTAAATAATGTTGCATTTCTAGCATATAAGTCTTGTAAATCTTTAATATCAGCATCAGTACAAATACTATAAGCTCTATATTCATTTGCATAATCTTTTAGTTTGAATACATCGTCATCATAAATACTTGTAAGATATTTAACCATATAATCTACAATTTCTTTAGTAACTATTATATTCTCATAAGTTTCATCAACATTAACAAGTAGACTAGCTAGAGCTACACTAAATCTTGCTAATTTCTTAGATGTTGTAGTTCCGAATAGTGGGAAGTTACACTCAAATATTTGATTAAGTTCTTCTGCTTTTTCCCAAATATAACTTTCTACACCTTCTGCAAATTTAACATTATCAACTTCTCTAGTTGCTACCCAATTTATTTTATTTTGATAAGCTTCTTTTGGTATAGGAGTTCCTTGTAATGTATAAGCAAATGGATTTATTCTTTTTTCAACTTTAGGAATAAGTAAGAAACCATCATATCTTGATACATCCTCAGCACTTTTAATAAGCTCCATAAGTGGCATAACACCATTAGGGAATGTATTCAAAAATCTAGGATTTCCATTCTCATCATTTACTGGATTTGATATAGTTATCATTCTTAATTTACAAGGTACTATTAACTCTCCACTAACTCTAGAAAGTCTTAACTCGTTACTACTTCTTATATCTGTCATAGTCTTAATAAAATCAGGTCTAGCACCACTAAATTCCTCAAGTACAGCAAGTCTTTTATGCTGTCTAGGTATAGAACCTATTGTATTACAAAATGATCCATCAACCTTGCTAGAACCACCAATTAGACCTACAGTAGTTGATGTTTTAAGTGATAAGAAATGACCAAAGTTATATAACTTAACTAGTTCTCCTGTTGTTTCAGATTTACCGACTTGTGTATCTCCTAAGAAGAATACATCTAAGCAGCCTCTCATTTTTCCACCATAGTCAAAATCTAGAATTGAATTAAAAACTAAATCACTCATTAACCATATATTGAAGTTCAAGTGTTTTGCTATATGATGCTTAGCACTCTGATATAAATAATCTAATCTTTCTTCTATTGTTCCTTCATGTTGAAATAGTTTAAGCACTTCTTTATTTGTTATGTAGTTTCTATTATCATGTACTGGTATAGACTTGAAACATATTGCTACAAGTTTTTGATGTTTTGTAGGGTGTGGGTATATTATATAATCTATAACATACTGACCACCAACATCTAATCTCTCAAAACTGTACAAGTCTAAACTTTGAGCAGAACCATCAATATCTTTATCTACAACTGTAGTTTTATACACTGTCTTAGGCTCTTTCATTTTTATTTCTATAAAAGGCTCTCCGTTTGGTATTCCTACATAGCTCTTAAGCTTATTCTTAATTTCTACATCTTTAGCATTAGCTTCTATAAGTTCTAGCATCTGTACTATATTTCTATCTTCTAGAAACCAACTTCTTTTTTCTCCTTCAAGCATTATTTCACTTTTAGAACCTTTTTCAGCAACTTTCTCAAACTCTACAATGGTAGGAACGGAATAAGGATCTTGGAATTCACTAGTAACTGTTATAACACTTTTTAATCTTTTTCTTAATCTATTCTCGTTTAATGCTTCTTTTATTGTAATTCTAACATTCTTTTCAATTTCATCTAAATTAAAATGATGTTGTTCAAGCGAATAAAATTCAAATATATCTCCATTATATTTTGTAATATAATCATAGAAATCTTCTTTCTCCTCTTTAACAACATCACCTATCTTTATATATTTTACATCTTTTGCTATATCTTTTATGCATTTAAAGACATTTACCATACCTTTTTTACCTGCTTCATCATTATCATAGCATAGTACTATATCTTTATCTTTAAATGAACCTAATATCTTAGAGTTAGGAGTTGCTCCTGCTCCACAAGTTAATGTATATGCATTAATTCCTTGTTCTCTAGCAATAAGCATATCTTTCTCCCCCTCAAAAAGATAACATACTTCATCACTCTCTAAAAAGGTATCATAAGGAATAAGCCAACCACTTTCAGCATCTTCGTTTGAACTAACCTTTGGTAGTCCTTCATATTTTAATAAATTATATTTTCTTACATCTACAAGAATGTTATTATAAAACACAGGTATTCCTAGTAGTCTTTTGTTTGAATTATTAAACTTTACTGTTCCTAGATTAAGATCATTAATTGTTTCATCAGATAGTCCTAATTCTCTAACTTTATTTAGGAACTTATCGTCTGACCATAGTGAACCCTTATTAACATCCCAGTCATTATTAATATTATATTTATCTAGTAATTTGATTGCTTCTGTAGTTGGTATATTGTTCATCTTAGCTATAAATTGTTCTTCATTATAACCAACATTACATACCCAACAATGAAATAGATTTTTCATAGTATTGATTGATGCAGAAGGGTTAGTGTCTTCATGAAAAGGACATCTAACTTTAACTTCTTCTGCCAACCAATCTTTTTCTTCAACTTCATTAAAATACTTTTTAAAGTATTCCATATTCAACTGACCTTACTAAAATCCAAAATCTTGAGTTTCTATCTCAGCATTAGGGTTTTCAGCAGGAATTTGTTTAAATGATTTTACTCTATTAACATACTTTACTTCAACCTTGTCTAAGCCTGTTTCTTTGTCTTGTACTTTCTTTTCATAATTATCAGTATAAACGTCAATGTCACATAGAAGTCCTTTAGTCTTTTCTTGAACTTCACTTGCTGCAACTTCTTGTAAACCAATTCCATATAAGAAATTTGGAATTGTGTAATCCATATTTGGATGAGTAGTTAAGTTATGGAAAATAATTCTTCCATCATAAGCCCCACCAACTATTTCTAGTTTTACAGTACAGTTATAGAATGTACAGTTAGGAACTAATTCTCTTACTTTTTCTCCTTTTTCATCAGTTACTGCTTTACCATTTTCATCTTTAACAATAACTTTGATATTTTGTGTTTTAGCTTCCCATGGAGTTACTTCTTTAACTCTAGCTCTATATATTCCATCTGGAAGAGGACTAAAATCCATAGCTCCTCTATTGTCTGCTGTATATTTTTTATTTAAACTTGTATCTACCATAATTATCTTCCTTCCTCATATAAAGTTTTTAATAAACTTCCAATTACTTCTCTATCATAAATAAATGTATCAATAGTTTTAACTACACCTTTAACAGTAATTAATCTATAGATTGTTAATGTTCCAAAACAATCTTGATCATATAAGTAAACATTTTTAGCAAATGCATTTACTGGTTCTGTGTATAGATGTTCTAGACCTTCTCTTAACATAGTTCTAAGTATCATGCAACCTGTATGTGTAGGAGCTCCTAGAACAATTCCATTTAATGGATCAACTTCTTTTAGTTTCTCAATATAGGCTTCACATTGAGCAGCAAGTTCATCTTTACCTTCATTTAATAAATCAGCTTGTTGTTTCAACACATTAGCCATTTCATCATTAATAACTTTGAAATATGCTTGTTTTATATCTTCTTTTAGCTTTCTATTATCTATGTGTTCATAAGTTATCATATCTTCGTGATTATACTTTTGTTTCTTAGTAGGTTTTAAGTTATCCATAGCATTAAATAACTGTGCTATTGGAGCAGAGAACTTCAAAAGTTTAAATCCCATATTTAGTTCTTTTTGTTTTCTAAATAACTTCTTTTTTCCCATACTTAAGAAACTCTCAGTACCTATGTATAGTTCATCATCAACATTAATAGTATAATACCTATTAACACCAATTTCATAAAATTTCTTATAATGTTCCATCATCTCATCCTTTCTATTACATTCCAAGTAATGTCTTTAATGTTTTTAAGAATTGGTCTGGATTAGTAAATATTTGCTTATTTTCTAATATACTTCTCAATTCTTCTTCACTAGCTTCTGTTGATAAAGCAACTCTATGTTTTTTCATTAAAGCAACATTTACTCTTTGCAATGCTAAATTCATTTTATCAACTTCTGTATTTTTAATCAAGTCTATTGCTTCTGAAACTGCATCATTTTGTGTTGCAGGTTGTGTTGCAACTTCTTTTACTGGTTCAGATTTTTGCACAGTTTCTTGTGGTTTTTCTTCTACTTTTTCTACTTTTTGCACAGTTTTTTCAGTTTTTTGTGCATTTTTTGGTTTTTCAACAACTTTTTGCACAGTTTTTTCAGTTTTTTGTGCATTTTCTACAACAGGTATTTCAGGTTTTGTTTCTTGTGGAACTTCATCAAATTGTAAATCTTTACCTTCATAAAGTTTTAAACCAATACCTGTAGCTCTAGCAGCAACTTTAGCTTTAGCTCTTTGTAAAGCTTTATTTACTAAGTTTTGGTTATAAACTCTAGCTGCTGTATAATCTTGATCTTGTATAGGATATTCTTCAATAAATATCTTATTCATAAAAGTAAGTTTAACTTTAACAAAATGTGAGAACATTGATGCTTCGGTTTCAGCAATAATTTCTCCATTCTGTATTTGTTTTTGGTAATTAATTAATTTATCTGTATGAACTAAACCACCTTGTTCATTTTTAATATTTTCAAATACTGCATCCTCATCACACATATATGTAAGTCTTTCCATTGTTGCCCAAGGAATGTATGAATTTCCTTTATAATTTTCTTTTATAAATGGTTCAACCTCTTTTGCTATTTCAGATTTACCACTATAATTTTCTAAAAATACTTCTTTCCATGTTTTCTTTGCGTTTGCCATTTTCTATCTCTCCTTCTTAAAATCCAAAATCTTCTGTTTCTTCATCTGTTGCGTTTTCTTCTTTAAATGGTTCTAGGAACAACTTAATTTCACTAGGTTCTAGATACTTAGACCACCTAATTAAACTCATAGGTACTGGATAAAATACTAATTGTCTAGCCTTGTTATCAGCAATACCTTTCTCTATTAATGCATCTAGCATTTCACTTTTTATAACATCATCATCAATTACTGTGTATTTACCTCTTTTAACGTAAGCCATTTTTATCATCCTCCTCTAATCTTTTCATTATAGCTTCATCAATACTTTCTTCAATTCTAGGATCATTTTCCCAATCTATTTCTTCCTTAGGTTCACAGTATTCATCATAACCAGGATAATAGCTTGGTAAATCCTCTGTTTCAATCACACTATACCACCTCTTTCTTTTTTAGATGTTCTCTATATAATGCTAGATAACTGCCTATCTCTTCATCAGATAAGTTATGTTCTTCTGTTAAATTATTTATAGCTATATCTAGCAAAATTATACTTTCTAAAAGATTTGTATGTTTTCCTTTAATTCTAGTTATTGCATACCCAGGTTTATTTTTTATTTTCACTTTCAACATTAATAAGCACCTACTTTCTTTTTATATTTATAACAATCTCTCTTTGATGGACTAGAATATATACCTTTTATAGAAATAGCATTTTTACTTTCAACTTCTTTCCACACAACCCATAATCCTTCTTTATTTTTACTAACTGAATATCTTACTTTCATAGTTATTCTCCTTTGCTTTCTAAATACTTAATACAACGATGTTCTCCATAATATCTTAGGTCTGTTGTTGTTTTACATTTTTCTTTTTCTGCTTCAATCATTTGTGTTGTTATAAAAGATATTAGTATTATAAGTACTATAAATATTGGAAATATTAACAAGAAGTAGTTCTTTTCATCATTCATTATTAACACTCTCCTTTAATTCAGTACAACCTTTATAATCGCCATTTGTTGAACTACATACTATTGCAGACGAAATCAAATAAGATATACCAAGTAATAATAGTATAAGAAATAAACCTAATTCACTCCATAATAATATTCTTGATAATTTTAAAAGTATATCAGCATCCTTAAAATCAGTATAACCCTCATCATAACAAACTATCATTATTGCACCAACTTCAATTACTATAAATATTGCTATTACTATTGTTAATAATGCTATCATTTTACACTCTCCTTTAATTCTCTAAAATATTTTAACATTTTTTCAAGTGTTGAATGTATAACAGTGTACCTATAATTTCCAACCATACTATCTTGTTCAGATATATTTACTTCTCTTTCTAAATCTTCTTCAAAAGTATTTATAATATTATTTAATCGTTCTATTTCTTTGTCTTTTTCCATAAAAACATCTGTTGCACCTTCATATACTATATGTTCATCTTCTAAAAAGTCGGCTAAATCGTTTGCTTCATCTTCCATTATTTCAGGAAATCTTAAATAAATATCAGCAGTTGTTATTCCTATTGGTTTATTCATAGATTTTTCTATATCTTCATCACTACAACTTATATCAAAACATTTTATATTTCCACTAACTGTTTGTTTCATTTTCATCACTTCCATTTAATATATTTTCTAGTTTCATAAGTATAAATAGTGCAATTTTATTTCTTGATTTATACATTTTCTTTTTCTGCTTATTTATATATTCTATTGCTTTCTTACATTTTGATTTGTAATCATAATATGGACAAAAGCCACAAGTCTTACCTATTTCTAATTTTGCTTTTAGTGTTTCGTTTTCTTCCTTTAATTTAGCATTCTTTAACACTTCATCAGCATATTTATCTTTGAAATAATCATTTACTTGACCTCTAGCATTATATTTAAGCTTTTCATTTTCTTGTTGTAATTTATCATTCCTAATATTTCTTTCATAATTAACTATTTCTTCTAATACTTCAATTTGATGTGTTTTAGCTTTGTTTTCTTGTTGTAGGTTTGTTATGTAATCTAATAATAATTGTGAATGGTATCCATCTAATCTTAAATCATTAACTTGATGATATTCATATTCTTTTTCACCATTACTATTTTCTATTTTTAAATAGGTATTATCACATCTTTTTAATAAATGTAATATTTCTTTTATTTCTTCTGTCATTTATTTTCATCTCCTTTATATTGTTAATTCATTTAAGTCTTTTTCACTAAACTCAACTTTATTTAGAACCATCTCATAGATTTTCTCATCAATAGTTCTTTCCATAACTAGGTGGTAGTAAATAGGCATCTCAGTTTGACCTATTCTATCTATTCTACCAAGTGATTGTCTATATGCTCTAGAACTATCTGGCATTGAATAAAATACCATTAAATGACATTTATATTGTAGACCGTCTAAGCTCTCTCCAAAAGCTTCATATTGACCTATCAATACATCAAATTCTTTTTTAAGTTCAGCAGGTTTATCTTTAATCTCTCCATTGATTACTATATAACTTTTACCAAGTTTCTCACATACATCAATGATTATATCTTTTTCAACATTGTAATTATAAAGAACACTAACAATATCATCTGTATTTGACAAGAATTCTTCTAACCATTCTCTCTTATTACAGTTATCTCCATATTTGTATTTGTTACCATACTCATCAGTACCAGTAACACAACCACTTATAAGTGTCTTTTTACCAATTCTAAAAGCACTAACATTGTCAAAAGTTATTTCTTTATATGTTCTATCTTCTAACATTTTAGCATAGTTCTTAGCCTTAGGAATTGTTATTTTTAATAATTGAGGATCATAATCTCCATATTTTGGAGCATAATATCTACAACATAATTTTATTAATGGTTTAATTTCTTCATCAATTAAGTTCATTCTATAACCTATTATTTTCTTAATTGGAAATGGCATACCAGGAACTTGTAATTTTTCAATTCTGCAATATCTATTTTGAAATAATGTATAACTCATATCTAAATATCCTAGAAATGTTAATTGACTATATAAATCAATATAACCACCATATTCTTTTTCAGTTGGTGTAGCTGTAAGTATAATCTTGTAAGGTGTTTGTTCTCCTAGTTCTAAAATCTTTTGTGTAACCTTAACAGGACTTCTAGATGTACCCATATTTTTAATCTTATGGCTCTCATCAACAATAATAGTCCAATTCTCATCAATAACATCAGTCCAATTCATTTTAGTTATAATATCGAAATTGACAACTACACACTTATGACCAATAGGTCTATTTTCTAAAAAACTTTGAATTGTTTGACCTTTCTTTGTAGAACTCCAAGACATATTATATTTACAAACTTGCAAATCAGTATGTTTCTCAACTTCATCAAACCATTGTGTAACTATTTTTTGAGGGCATATAACTAAAAGATTACTTGTTGGATTTCTAGTAAATCTTTCTAGACTTGTAAGTGTTTTCCCACTACCAGTTTTCATAAATAAACCAATACTAGGCACACTACCAAGCTCTTTTAGTATTTGCTCTTGATAATCTCTTAATTGTACACCCTTTAACATATTAATCCTCCTCTAATTTTTCATATAATTCTTCATATATTCTACAATAATCATCTAAATCTGCTAACATTTGTGTATCTAGTTCTTCTACTCCAAAACAAAACCATCTCAATCCTGCAACTTCTTTACCAATCCATACTTCATAAATATTATCTTCTTTTATTATATAAACATTATAATATTCTGCTCTATCTCCAGAGTAACATGTATATTTTAATTTCATATTAATCCTCCTTAATTATCTCCTACATCCCAAATTGGATCAAAATCCTTATCAAAATTTAGATAATCTAAATACTCAATTTTATCTAGCATTTTATTTATCAATTTACTAGCATCTTGCTTACTTAATTTCCAATATTCTATATTATCAAACTCATCACAATCTAAATCACATAATTGGTCTAGTAAATCTGAAATCATATCTTTTTGTTTATCAGTTAACATAACAGACTTTGTAGTAAAAACTACACTATCTAACTCATGCATAAATTATATCACCTACTTTCTTAAAAAGTTAAAAATTTCTACTTAATTTTATAAATTTTATATTTTTTATTTATTGTACCATTTATTTTCGATAGTTTACTTAGATTTGCTAAACTTGTTTTAACTCCTAATTTGAATTCAAAGAAATACTTTGCTTCTTTTAGACTATCACAATCAAATAAGTTTAGTTCGTCTTCTTCATTGTTTTCATTCATATATAGTTCGTAAACTACTAACATAATATCACTCCTTTTCATCTAGTAATTCTCTAGGTATTTCAAAATAGTTTAGGTTATCTTGATATATAAACTTATCAACCTTTGGAAATGTTTGTTTTAAGTTCTTGCAATATCTTAGTAAACTTTCATAACTTGAAATATTAACTTTTTCAATTAAGTTTTTAATATTAACTTTATTCATGTAAATTTTACCCATAATTCTCCCTCTTTCATGTCTATAAAAGATATTTTATATTGTCTATATCACCTTCTATAACAGATATTAATGCTCCTATAATTTTCTTATCTTCCTCAGTATAATTATGCATAAATCCATTATAATAATCATTGAATAGTGTTCTTGCATTTTCAAATATATCAAATAATAATCTTTTTACTTCATAACTCTCCATATTATTTACACTCCTTTTCTTTAATTTCATCATCAGTTCTCCAATAGTCAAAACTATATCCCATACCAGTATCATAGTTAATACAAACTATACTAACATTTGGAACTTGAATTTTTAAATCTTCTAAGTCCTTTAATAATTCTTCTGTACTCACATCTGACATATCAATATCTTTTTCTATTTCTCTTTTAATTTCTTTAATTACTAGGTCAATGTTTCCTAACATTAACCCACCATTATCATAAACACTATTCATTAGTTTTCGCACTCCTTTAATTTATTAAAAACATCTATTGCAACACCTATTTGCTCATCAAAATCTAGATGTTCAAAATACTCCTTATAATCTTCGTAGTTATTATATACAAAAGTTTCAATTAACTCTCCATTTATATAAGTTAAAATACTTTTATCTGGTATATTTGCACTAACTTGCACTTCACATATCTCATCATCAGTAATATCATAAGTTGAATATGCTATACCTAAATTTTTTATATTTTCATAAAAAGTTTCATTGTTTATTTCACTATCTTCTCCAAACTCACGCACATAATACTCATTTACACTATTTTTTATAGTTTCTAATATATCTTTCATAACTAACTCTCCTTTAAACTTTCTAAATCATCTATTATATCTGTTATATCATCTAACACATCATTACTGAATTCTAATTCTTCTAATGCTTTATAGCACTTTTTAAGTTCTACAATTCCCATTCTCAATTTTATTTGTTGTTCTGTCATAATTTCACTCCTTTTATATTAATGATATAAATAATAATCTATTAATTCATTAATTTTATTTTTTAATTCATCGTCATTCTCAACTTTTTCTGTTATTTTATCTATTTGTTCATCTGATAAACTTTCTAGGTGGTTTAACTCTCTTAAATCATCATTAGTTGAATATTCATAATCTTTTATGCTTTCAATTCTATTTTCTATAAATTCACAAACATAGTCTCTTAAATCCATAATTTCACTCCCTAATATTTTCTACATGGTAAAACTAAACCAATTTCATTTTTATCATTTTCAAAATACAATGGCTTGTTTTCTCCTTGAAAATAAATCTTTGTATTTTCTACTCCTAGTACATCTATTACATTTTTTAGAAATTGAGGATTGAAAGTACAACCATTAATCTCATACAATTCCTCATCTTTTTTATGTAATTTTATAAAACTTGTTAAGTCGTCCATATCTACCATTGGTAATTCTTGACTTTTATCGAATTCTAGGAAATGTTCTACATTTGGATAAACTCCATATATCAAACTTTCTCTACCATTTTTCTGCATATATTCATTTTTATCAATTCCTAGTTCTTTTAACTCATCACTAGTTGCAACCAAAGGTAATGGCATAATATCTTGCTTTATTGCTATTAAGTGATAACTATCTGTTACAACTTTATAATCGCCTTTTATTCCATAACCTGTTAATACTGGTCTTATGTTCTCTTTACTTGCCACCCTTTTAATTGCATTTACTCTTGTTTTTGATGTTGTTTTATAACTGTTTTCAGTTCTAACTGCTTTTTCTATTCTAGACATTAAGTCTTGTAATTTTGCAAAATCTTGTTCCTTTGTATATTCTACTAATTCATTGTATATTGTTTCTAATTTCATACTATTTACACTCCTTTATTAATTCAAATTTATAATTAGCATAATTTTGTAAACTATGATTATAAAACCAATTTATATAGTCGCCAACTTTGGTTTCTTTTATATTTTCCTCAATATGTAAAATATTATTGTTTTCTTTATTTGTAATAATCATTTTATATATTCTCATAATCTAACTCCTCCTTAAATAACTATCCCATTTTCATCTATAAATTTATTTATATCATTTTCATTTACTAATTTTACATATACTACTCTAAATCCATCACTATCATGCTCCATATCTGAATATATAACAAAAGTATTTAATTGACTTTCATTTAATGAAAAATCACTACTATAACTTGTTGTATCTAGATATTGACTTGTATTGTAGTCATAATCGTAATACTTATAACCTAGATTATATGTACCATCTAAGTAAATATAACTATTATTAAATCCTAAATCTAAAAATTCTTTTACTGTTATTGGTTCTTCAATTGCTTCTAAACAATGTTGTAGTTTATCTCTGTACTGTCCTTCAATATTGTATAATAAATCTTTCATAATCTAACTCCTCCTAAACCATTTCTTTATCATAACTTATCATGTAATGATGTTCTTGTAAAAAACTTTCTTCATCTTTTTCACACTCTTTAATTAAATCATTAATATATTTTCTTTTGTTTGTTACACCACATATTTTCACATTTGAATATTCATCTAGAAAAGCATAAACATGCTTACTAGTTGTTGTTGAATAATCCCAATCACAACCTAATGTTATGTATTGATATATTCCTTTGTGTATAATTTCCACTACTTTGCTATTATAACTTTGTAAAATATCAGTTTCACCATCATATAAATGAAATTGATTTCTATTTAAAAATTGTTCTACTTTCATAATCTAACTCCTCCTAAAAGCCAAACCAACTTGTTTGGTCTTGTGTTTCGTCATCAATAATTGACATTTGTTTATAATCTACTTCCCCTGGTTCTAATACAAACTCACCTTTATAATATTTTTCAGTTGCAATATCTTCTGCACTTTCAAAATCTTCTGCATATACCTCAAATTCTTGTGATACTGTTTCCTCAATTATAACTTTAAATTTTTTCATACTATCGCCACTCCCAATCTATATCGTCTAGCACTTCTCCTAGTGCTTGACCTAATAAATAACATCTAATTGTTACATCACAATATTCAGCACCTGTTTTCATTGCATTTTCAAAACTATCGCCAAACATTTCCAATGCTTCAATTAATAAGTCCATATTATGACATAAACTTTCTTCGGCTTTCCAAGCGTTGCAATAATATGAACCACTTGCATTTCCTGTGATACTATCTTCTAAGAACATAATATCATATAATTCGTTTTCGTCATTTCCTTTTAAATATTCTTTGTTTTCCTCAATGTAGTCTTTAATGTCCCCCTTTAAGTTTTCCATATAATCATATTTCATATTTTATCCCTCCTATACCTATTCTATGAAATAATATTGTTAGCTTGGAAACTAACAAATCTAGAAACACTCCACCCAATGAGATCAGATTAATGCTCCTAGATTTATCAGTTTCCACTGATAAACCATGCTTACAAAATTACGGCAATACTATAAAGGTTTTATCCTAGGGCATTCTATCACATCATAGTCCTAATACAAAGTTATTCCCTTATAGTCCCGTTTCTATAACCTATATACATTACTTGCAAACATCGGGGCGTTGACTAATTCGCCTTTGCTTGTTTTCTTGTTCTAGTACTTGTCAAATATCAATCATTATATCTAGGCAGATGTCATTCTGTCTGTGGTCTTTTATGGTGGCACTTAACCAATTCGTTGTTAACATTGTATCATAAATCTTTTATAATGTCAATAACTTTTATAACTTTTTTATTATTTTATATCTTGCTTTTAAATCAGTGGCGTTCCTTAGTTCCTTGGTAGGATTAAACTAGTCCGTATAAACCACCGACCAACTCGGCTTGACATATTAATAATACCATATAATTTTTATAAAGTCAATAACTTTTATAAAATTTTTATAATTTTTAATGTTTTTGTTTTTTCTGAGATGTTCGTTTCTTGGTGTTCTCTCTCGTTGTTGATATAATGATACCATAAATAAGAATTAATGTCAATAACTTTTATAAAATTTTTAAAATTTTTATTATTTAATATAATTAACTAAAAATATAATTATAAAAAAGTTATTAATAAAACCTTAAAAATCCCCGAAATAGACTTATTTACGCGTGAATGAGTTTTTAATATATTATATATTAATAGTTATGATTATAGTATATTAATGTTAATATAGTGAACCTTAAAAAAAAGTTATGAAAGATAAAAAGGTTATTGGGCATTTTTTCATGTTTCTTTGATAATATTAATAACTTTTGTGTAATTAACCTATAATATTAATAACTTATATAATATTAATAACATTTTTATAAGTTTTGAATAAACAAACAAGTGTTCGTATTAATTAATTATAAAAAAGTTATAAAAATTATTGATGCAAAAACTAGGGGGTGGCGTTTGAATTGGGTATTTCATACACAAAGGCTTCGTGTGTGTTGTGGTGTTCATAATCATATAAAAAATCTCTCTACTAAAAATTTTTAATATCTACCAAAAAATATTGCAATGAACCTCCTCAACCCTATATAATAACAAAAGGGAGTTGAGGAAATGGGAAAATCAATTAAAAATCAAATACCTTGGACTAAGGAGCTATATAATAAGTTCGTAGGTGATGCAATCTTGTCAGATCTAGAACTTAAGGTATTATATGCTAGAGTATGGGAAAGAGATAAATGGACTATTACTAAGATGGCTTTAGAGTTCCATGTTTCTAGAACTACTATTAACAATACAATTTCTAGCATTAGAAAGAAGTATGACTATTTACAATGTAGTAAACCTGATGTTTACCCAAAGAGAGTTACTACTCTAGAGGAGAAAAAGCAAATGGTGGATAAGATGTGTACAAAAAGAGAGTAAAGTTAGGACTTTACCTCTTTTTTATTATGAGATAATAACTACAGAAAGGAAGGGAATTTGATGTACGGAATGAATTATAATCCTCAGATAATGAATTATGATAGACAAATTCAAGAAGAGAGGAATAAGATTGCAGAGTTAGAAAGACAAAAGATGCAAACACAATACTCGCAGCCTACGATACTAAACCAGACTATTCAAACAGGTCCAGGTGGTCAAGGTATTAGATATGCTGAGAGCATAGACGATGTAAAACGGGAGATGATATTTGTAGATACTTTGTTCGTGAATAAAGCATTTACTAATATGTGGTATAAAACTCCGACAGGTAATGTTAAGACTTACCTTCTAGAAGAGTTTGTACCTAAGGATGAGAAGGACTTGCAGATTGACGCATTAAAGAAAGAGTTAGAAGATCTTAAGAAGGAGATAAGAAATGAACCAGATAAGTCAAGGGATAATAAATCAGTTAAGAGCACAATATCCCAACCAATACAACCAACTGGAGCAAATGAAGAAGAATAGTACTCCAGAAGCAATGCTTAGGAACACTTTAGGTAAACAAAGTCCTGAGCAAAGGCAAAGGCTTTATACTTTTGCAAGAAAGTTTGGTTATTCTGATGAGCAGATAAACCAAATAGAAAACCTACTTTCAAGTTAGGTATCAACACATAGTGTTTGATATATAGATTTAAGAAAGGTGGTGAGATATATGAACGGAAACGGAATAATTCCAACAGTAGACATCGGAACTGGTAACGGTAACAATGGCTGGGGTGGTAATATGGGAGAGTGGATCTTAGGTATTATCGCTTTAGGTATGTTAGGTAACGGTGGCTGGGGTGGATTTGGTGGCTTCAATGGTGGAGCTGGTATGATGTATGAGTTCCCATGGCTATTAAACGGTCAACAAGGTATTAATACTAATACTAACAATGGTTTTGATACTTTACATTTGTCAAATCAAATCGAAGGTGTGCGAGATGGTGTGGCAAGTTTAAGTAATCAACTTTGTAACTGTTGTGCAGATATGCAACAAACTGTTTCAAACGGTTTCTACAATTCTGAGATAGCTGCTGCTAATAGACAAATGGCTAACATGAACCAAAACTTCAACAACCAAATCGCAACACTTCAAGGATTTAATGGTTTACAAAAATCATTAGACACTTGCTGCTGTGAAAATCGTCTAGCAACTTGTCAAACTCAAAACATAGTTCAAAATGAAGGTAACCAAACTAGATTTGCTGATGCTAATAATACTAGAGATATTATTACTAATGCTACAGCTAATACTCAGGCTATCCTCGACAAGTTATGTCAATTAGAGTTAGATGCTAAGAACGATAAGATAAATGATCTTGAAAGACGAAACTTAATGCTAAGTCTAGACAAATCTCAGACAGCTCAAAATGCATTTATTGCACAAGGGTTCGCCAATGAGGTAGATCAGCTTTATAATAGACTTTCTTCGTGCCCAGTTCCATCAACTCCAGTGTATGGACGTACTCCAATATTCACTTGTAACAACAATGGATGTGGATGTGGTTGCAACGGATCAAGTCAATTTATTTAAGCAATGGTAGATTACTACTAGCCTGATAACAGGAACTTGCTAGTTTAACGGTACTTAACGGTACTTAACGGAGGATAGCATAGTTCTATCCTCTTTTGCTTAATTATTCAAAATTCACAATTAAATCTAATTTTTTGCATAAAAACTGCAAAATTTAACATTAAATTGTTGAAATTATATAATTGAAAGGAGAGATAATATGATAGAGAGTGTACAAGAATTACCTTTAGCTCTAACTAATAACTCAAGTGCTATAACTTTTACAAATGATCCAATAAGAACTCGTAGTGCTTGTCAAAACAACTGTAAAGGATGGTTGTGTCATAATCAAGGTAACCCATTATACCAAATAGTACAAGGTGGTTACTATGAAGTTAACTTTAATGCTAATGTTTCAAGTGAAACAGCAGGAAGTGTAGCTTTAGGACTATACCAAGACGGAGTTTTAGTACCTGGTACAACTGTTACTACTGAAATAACAACTGTTGGAGTTCCAGAAAATGTTTCATTCTCAAAAACTATAGAAGTTTGTTGCAGAGCAGATGCTAATATAACAGTAGCATCAGTACCAAGTGTTCCAAACTTATCAACAGGTGTTGCAATAGAAACAGAAACACCAATAGTTCAAAGTGCTAACTTTACAATAAAGAAGTTATAATATGAGATGTATTAATACAATAGATAATTTATCTTTACTTTTACAAGTAATAGATTTAGAGATATTGTTGAAAGATTATAACAATAAAGATCTAATGAGAGAGTTTCAGCATCAGAATAAAGATTATTTGGAAACTATTATAGACCAAAATAAAGAAATAATTAGACTTCTAAAAGAAGGGAAGTGATCCTGTGGAAGAAATAATAAAGAAGGTTGAAGACTACATTAAAAAGAAAGGTAAACAAGAATTCCATACTGTAGATAAGGATGAATTGTTTAAAGTTGTAGATATTTATAAAGACTTAAAGGAGGTAGAAAATATGAATGGATATGGAAATGAATATGGTAGAGGATATGGAGCATACAATGCTTATGGTAACTATGGTGAATATGGTCGTAGAGGTGTAGATGCTAAATACAGAGCATCAGGTTACATGGATGGTATGAGAGGAAGCTATGAAGCTTACGAAGAAGATAGAAATGAGTTTAATGCTCGTGGAAACTACGGAGCTAAGGAAGATGGCTTAAAAGATTTGGAAAGTATGCTACACTATAACTACAAGTTAATGAAATACATTAAAGAAACAGCAACTTCTCCAGAAGAACAAGAAATTGTAAAGAAACATTTTAATAAAGCTAAAGAATTAATGAATTAATGTATAGATATTACAATAGAAACCCTAAGAATAGGGATATTGAAGATTGCGTAATTCGCAGCTTATCTTTGCTTACTGATAGAAGTTGGGAAAGTGTTTATAGAGAACTTGCACATTTCTCCTCTAAAGATGGATATATGACAGATAATGTAGAATTCGTAGAGGACTATCTAGATGATAGATACCCTAGAGAATGTCATTATTCAAAAAGTGTTGGAGAATTTGCAGAAGAACATCCGTTTGGTAAATATGCTGTTACAATGAATAATCATATAACAGCAATAATAAATGGAGTTATTTATGATACTTTTGATCCGTCAGAAAGAATTATGAGATGTGCATGGTTAATAAAAGACTAGAAATAGTCTTTTTATTTTAGGTATTTACAAAATTTATTTTTGGAGTTATAATTATTATGTTAGGGTAACTATGTTTTTTCATTAGGTGTTCACCACTCCCCCTTATTATTATGTGTGATACTGTTTTTTGGTTATTCTAACTGCTCCTTTTTATTCTGTAGATTAAGTGCACTTAATCTACTTTTTTGTTTACTTTTAATAAAATATATTATATAATAAATGTGAGTATTAATATTTATATTTTAGTACTCGGTTGCATCATCAATTCCATTTCAACTGGTTGGGAGTATTTAATACTCCCTTTTATTGTTGTAAAATTTTTTAAAATGGTATATAATTTATATAGAAACTGGTGGTGAAGATATGGAAGAATTAGAAAAAATAAAGAAGAATGTTAAGAAAAAACAAAATGTTCTTCTAGATTTAATTAAGAATGATGACAACTTAAAAAAGAAAGAAAATAGAGAACAAAGGATGTCTTATATATCACTTGCTACTCTATTTATGGAAAAATTTGATGAAAATATTAATAAGACTTCAATAGAAATGAATAGTACTATACCTTTGGGTGTAGATACTTGGAAAGAATTCTTAAACTATCCTGTAGTTAGAAAATACATTCAGTCGTTCAGAGATGAAAAGATTATGAATGTTGCTGATACAGGACTTATGGAAGGTGATAAGAATGCTGTTAACATCAAGAAAGCTATGGAAGGTAGAGGTCCAGCTATTAATAATTCAAATATAATACTAATAAGGCTCCCTGAAAAAGTAGATTTCGATTAGAGGTGATAATATGAATATTAACGATTTAGAGTTTAAAGGTTACTCTGATGATGGATATGGACTTTATAAATGTCCTTTATGTGGTGGAGAAATTAAGGTACATGAAAGTGTATTTTATGGTAGATGCGATACTTGTCTTGCTACTTTAATTTCTTATAAACCTGCCCCACATCAAGTAAACTTTCATAAATCAAAAGCAAAGTTTAGATTAAACATTGGAGGATATGGGTTAACAAACCAGCTCATATAAAACACTCTTAATTCGGTGAAAATCCTACAAGTAGTGTTGAGGACAATACCGAGCCAAATAAAATAGAACACACTATTGAAACCACCTTAAAAATATGTTATAATTATTTTGAGGTGATATTAATGGAAGAAAAATGGAAACCAGTAAAAAATTTTGAAGGACTTTATGAAGTTTCAAATTTAGGTAATGTTCGTTCTTTAGAGAGAAACGGAACAAAAAAGAATGGAAGAGTTTTGAAAAAAGTTTTTGATAGCTATGGTTACCACTTTTGTAAACTAAGAAATAAAGATATAGTAAAATGTGCAAAGGTACATAGACTTGTAGCACAAGCATTTATACCAAATCCAGAAAATAAGACACAAGTTAATCACAAAGATGGTGATAAAACAAATAACTGTGTGTCTAATTTGGAGTGGAATACACCAAAGGAAAATATAATGCATGGTGTTAAAAATGGTTTAATAAATGTAATAGGTAACTTAGATAATTTTAAAGGACATAAGGTAAGTCAAATAAAAAATGGTGTTACATTAAATACTTTTAATAGCATAGCAGAAGCAAGTAGAAAAACTGGTATTTACAGATCAGGAATTGAAAAAGTTATTAAAGGAAAACAGCACACAGCTGGTGGGTTCTATTGGAAAAGGTGTAACGACTAACCGTGATGAATGTAACGGTGTACACCCAAGTGGGTGGAAACAGAGTGCATAGATAAAATCTATGAAGATATAGTCTGAACACTATGGTAACATAGTGAAGTTCATAAGAGAACTGGTAGAGCCTAACGAACTCTATTGAACATAATTGCAGGTAAAACTACGATGGGAGCAGCTGAAATTTCAAACCATGCATTTGGTGTATCAAATGGTAGAACCCTTATAACAGCTCAGTCATTACAACAAGTTAGAGAGGCTGTACTTCCAGAATTAGAAAAATTTTTACCTCCATGGTTTATACTTAAACAAACAAAAACTCCATTACCAAAATATACATTGACTAATGGTCATGAGATTGTAGTATATGCAAGTAATGATGAAGAAAAAATAAGGTCATTGAACCTTACAGCATTCTGGATAATAGAAGCATCTGGTGTTGCCTACAATATTTTTACACAGTTACAAACTCGTTTGAGAAATAGGGCTGCTGTTGTTAAAAATAAAGCTGGTTATGAGGTAGAACATAAGTTCATGGGTATTGTAGAAAGTAACCCAGAAGAAGGCTGGATAAGAGATGAGTTCCTATTAAGGTCTGGTAAGATATTTGCTAGTAAAAGTGTAGATACATCGTCTTACGATAAACTTAAGACTAAAAGACCTGAAAGTTCATACCATTCATTCTTATCTGCATCTGTTGATAATAAATACTTACCTAGTACATTTATTGCAGATACTTGCGTTGGTAAGAGTGAAAAATGGATAAGAAAATATATTTACTGTTATCTTGAAGTCAAAGAGGGTGCTGTTTATCCTGAATTTGTAGATAATATAGTTGATCCTTTTCCTATACCAAGCAACTGGTTAAGAATATTTGGATTTGATAAGGGTTGGTCTGATGCTACTTGTTTATGTTGTGGTGCTATAGATCCAAATACTGGAATATGTTATATCTATGATGAATATTATGAAAGTCAAAAAGCAATAACATTCCATGCTAGAAGAATTAAAGAAATGGTTGATGGTGTTAGAATGTATAAAGGAATACAAGCCGATCCATCAGTAAGAAATAGGAATGATAGAGATGGTGTTAGCTATCAACAATACTTTTATCAAGTCAGTGGTATTTGGCTAGAAGAAGGAAATAATGATATACAAGATGGTATAGATAGAGTAAGAGATTTTATGTATTTAGGAAAACTTAAATTCTTTACAAGTTGTGTCAATCTTAAAGAAGAAGCTGGTAAATATGTTTGGAAAACTGATAAAGATGGTATTCAATCAGATGACCCAGTAGATAGAAATAACCACTTGATGGATGCACTAAGGTATTTGTGTATGGGTTTACCATTAGATTTCAAGGAATGTTATAGTACAGATAGACTTGAACTTGTTTTAAATAAGGATACATTAATAAATAGACTTAAACCTGATACAGATATAAGTGACCTTTTGTCTGATGGTGAAGGTGGAGCATACGGAATAGGTATGTATAATCTTAATTAGGAGGTGTTATTATGGAAGACAAAATAAAAGAATTAACTGAAAAAGTTGATAAACTTACATTAACAATTAATGAGCTAGAAAAGAGAATACATGAATTAGAAACTGGTTCATTAGGAACTGGGGTTTACTTAGACGGTACTCCAGATTATGTAAAAGAATATATCAATAGAGAGGGTGAATAGTTATGGAAGAAAAAGAACCAAAAATACTAAATATGTCTGAGGAACTTGATAAATCAAAACCATATTTAGATAAATTTCAAAAGGCTAAAACATTTAATAGTTCTAGAAAAGATGCTTATGCTGAAAATATGGCTTTCTATCAAGGAAACCAGCATTTATTGAAAAAGTTTAAAAATGATACACCATGGGTAGTAAATATGAACACTCCATATGCATCAGTTGCTATAGATAATCGTGTTGCATCATTATTAGCAAATGATTATATTGGAGAACTTTTACCTTTAGGAGTAGAAGATGTAGAAAATGTGGATAAACTTTCTGAGGTTTATAAAAGAGAATGGAAAAGACTTAACATGGATGACATTGTGAGAGAATGTATAAGTACTTGTGCTATTGTTAGAGAAGGGTATTGTCACATAGTTCTAGATAAAAATGGAACAGTAGGAACAAAAGGTAAAAAGGTTTTAGGTAAATTAGAAGCATATAGTATTGAACCTGCTAGAATTTACATAGATCCTAATGCAAGAAGTCTTAAAAAAGCAAGATATATTTTTGTTACTGATAGAATAAGTAAAGAAGAATTGGAAGAAAAATATCCAAAGTTGAAAAATATAGAAGCTATTGCAGATAATTATACTCCAGAAGACAGAGGAGAAGTTTATTATGATAATGACTATACTACTGAACAAGAAGATGTAAAAACTGTAATAACTTATTATGGAAAGAAGAAAGGTGGAAAGCTTTTTAAAGTTGTTTTAGTAAGTGGAATTATTGTTGAAGAAAATGAAATGAAATTTCCAATATTCCCTATAGCTCAAATAAGATGGAAGAAAGCTGCACAAAGTTGTTATGGTTTATCATTAATGGATGACGTTTTGTCTTTACAAAAGGCTGTAACATCTATAGAGAGTGCTGTAACAAACACTGCTATTGCTTATGCTGCTCCTAGTATGATGGTTAGAAAAGGCTGTGGAGTTGATCCTAAAGTAGTCGCTAAGGCTAATGGTGCTCCAGGCGTAGTTTATGCTGTTGATGGTAACTTAGACAATGCAATTAAACCAGTAGTTCCACCTCAAATAAAACAAGAAACATTAAACATTAAAAATGACTATATTGCACAAATTGACAAAATAACAGGAAACACACAACAATTCTTAGGAAATGTAGGTACAGCTGGTAACACAAAGAGTGGTACAGAAAGTGCTATTAGTAGAGCAACAATAATAGAAAATAAAGTATTGTCTAACATAAAAGAATTTGTGGAAGATGTTACTGAGATATTAATTGAGTATATTAAAAGGACTTATGCTGGTGAGGAATTATCATATAATGATGGTAAACAACCAGATGGTAAATATAAGTTTACAACAGTAAAACTTCCAAATGAAGAAGCTATGAAGGATAGAACTAATTATAACTATTACATAGAACTAGAAACAAAGACACCATATAATAGAGAAAAACAAAAAGATTTATTGTTGGAAATTTTCCAATTAGAAAGACAATATGATGCTCCAGTTAAAACAGTTACAGTTAGTGACATCATAAAGAATTCTGATATCGAAAGAAAAGATGAAATAATTGCTAGATATAACACATTGACATTCCAAGATGCAGAAACTAAAGCAGATGCAATCACACAATTATATCAATCAGGAATGGAAGTAGGAGTAGACCCAGAATTATTACAACGAGCTATGGCAGAGATTATTGCAAATCAAAAAGATACTCCAGCTGTTCAAGAAGTTTTACAATTTATAGAACAAGCAACACAACAACAAATTGAACAAGCTAACCAACAAATGGATGCTGCTACAGACACATTGATGGCTACCCCACAAGGACAGGCTGATACAAATGCTTTAGCACAACAATTAGAAGGTCCAGAAACAACAATGTTAAATCAAATGCAAATACCAAGAGAAGCATAGAAATATGCTTTTTTCAATTTATTGTTTACATTTTTAAATTTTTATTGTATAATGTTGTTGATGAGATAGCGATATTTCAGATTAGTCATATTTAGACCTCGTACCATAGCGAGATAAAATAAGTATGTGAAGAAGGGAAGATAAATATGAACAATGAGTTGAATACTGTAGAAGATATTGATGCTATGTTAGACAGTCAGTTTAATATCACTGATACTCCTAGTGTAGATGTAGATAACGAAGAAACAGATGGAGATGTAACTAGTTCAGACACAGAAGAAGATGAAAATCTAAGTCCTGAGATGAATGAAAACATTGAAGATGATGGTAACGAAAAAGATACTACTAATGATGAAACAGAAACGCAAGCACAAAATTCTGATAATAAGCCTAGTGCAGAGGACAAAAAAGAATTTGCGTTTAGTAAGATTAGAAAAGAAAATTCAGATTTAAAAAATCAATTAAATCAGAAAAATGCTGAAAGTGAATTTTTAAGTAGAATGGCTGCTCAGTATGGTTATACTGATGTGAAGAAATTCCAAGCAGATTATGAAAAAGCAAGAATTGAACAAGAAGCAAAAAACAAAGGTTTAGATCCTGTACTTTATGCTCAATTACAAGAAAGCAATAGAAGAATTGCTGAGTTGGAGCAAAAACAAAAGGAAACTGAACTTGTTAATAAAGCTGCTAATTTCAAGAGTGCTGTGGATAAAGCTGTAGCTGATTATAATCTAGGTGAAGATGGAAGAAATGAAATTTTCAACAAATTAGAAGAAGCAGGTTTTTCTGTAGATACTTTACTAGAAATTCCAAATCCAGAAATTCTTATTAAAGGTGTATTATCAGATAAAATCGCAGAACTTTCTAAACAAAAACAAATTGATAAATTGTCAAATTTAGATAGTATAAGTGATGACAAGCACACTGGTTCAGCTTCTAGTGATAGTTTATCTTTAGATGAATTAATTGCTAAAGAGATGAAACAGTACAAAGCCGATAATTTTTACAATTAGGAATTAAGAAAGGTTAGGTGTAAATATGGCTGCTGCAAATACTACATTGGCTGTATTACAAAAAAATGGTATTAGCCAAGCTGAATATTGGTCAAGAAGAATATTAGAAATGATCAAATTGGAAAAATCAAATTTCGTATTTAGTGAATTAGGTACTGAGGTTGCAATTCCTCTACACGAAGGTACTAAAACATATACAGTTCGCAGATACAATCACATTCCTTATGATAATCAAGGAAAGCACAGATTAACAGAAGGTGTTGCTCCAACTGCTTTAAAACCAGAAGCACACAAAGTTAGTGGTGTTGTTAATCAATATGGTGTTGTAATGGAAGAAACAGATGTTGCTGCTGATGTTCACTTTGATAATATTAAAACAATTTATCAACCTGAATTAGCAAGACACGCAGCAGAAGTTCGTGAAAGAAACATAATTGAGAGTTTTTCAGATGCTTCTGAATATTTTGTAGGTGTTGGAAACACTGGTGTAAATGATATTGATGCTAGTGATGTTTTAACACTTAAAGACCTTAGAGTTGTTTCATTATCTATGACTAATCACAATAGAACAGGACACAGAAGATTTGGTGGAGATTTCGCTGTTGTTATGCATCCAAATGTAATGAATGATTTATTGGATGACCCAGTTCTAGAAAAGAAAATGTTAGTACCTGGTGGTGAAAATACTCCTATTAAACAAGGAACTTTAGCTAAATATAAAGCATACGGAATGCATTTTATGGATAGCTTAATTTGCCCAGTTGCTGCAAATTCAAGTAATGTAAATATATATACTTCTTATGTTTTAGGTAGAGATCCTTATATGGTTATTAAATTAGGAAATGGAAATGTTAAGTTCTATGATACAGGATTTACAGCTGATAAAGCAGATCCACTAGCACAAAAAGCTACATTTGGTTACAAAATGTGGACTGGTGCTAAAGTAACAGATCCAGTTTCAATTACAAGAGTTTACTCTGCATCTGGATTTGATGTTTATGTAGATGACTGGTCAAATGATGTTGCTGGTCAACCTGCTTCACAAAACTAAGAAATTTGATATTATAAGACTATTGAAAAATAGTCTTTTTTGTTGTATAATAATAAAGAAGGTTTACAACTTTGTAAAAAACTGTTATAATAAAATAGAAGGAGAAATGGAATATGGAAGATTTAGAAAAGAACAAACCAGAATTAACTGATAAAGATTTAGGTTTGGGTACTGAACCTGAAAAACCTAAAAAAGAAAGTCAAAAGTCTAATACAAAAGAAACAAATAAAAGTGTTAAAAAAGCAGATGATGCTCTTAAAAATGCTGCTGCTACTGCTGCTCTTAAAGCTGCAATAGATGCTAATAGTGAATTAAGTATGAAAGAAGCAGAAAAAATTTACATAAAAGAGAAAATGAAATTTATGTTAGATAAATGTAAGAGAGACAAAGTCGTTAAATTTAGAGGAGATAAAATATATGCTCAATTTTTCGGTAAGGAATACACATTCCTTTATAATGCTATTCCTGTAACAATTAAATTTGATGGTTCAACACAAGAATTCCCAGAATTTATTTACAATAAAATTATGGAAAAAATACATGAAGTATCAGAGAGCAATACTCCAAAAGAAGTAATAGAAGATAGAAGAGAAGCATAGTTTTAGTTTATAGTATTGTTTACTATAAACTTTTTTTATGTTATAATTATTATAAAGAAGGTGATTATATGACATTAGCAAAGATTATGGATAATTCCGCAATTTTTACAGATGAAAACTTTTCTGTAGAACAGATAGTAAGTATTGCTAATAGAGCAATTTCTAGAATTAATGCAGAATGTAAGACCTTATTTCCTTTTTATGCAGACACAACAAGTGAATATACAGCAATTCCATCTGTTTGGCAATATGATATGATAAGTCCATATCTATCTTATGGTATAAAAATGAATGATAGTTCACTATCAGAAGCAAATTTATACCTTGACGAATTTTATAAAGCACTTAATACTTTTAAAGATAACATAGGCTCTTTAGTTGATGCCTATGAACAAGGAGATACTGAAAACGGTCTTTCTGGAGAATACATAAATACTATAGGATATGGTGGAGTTTATGGTATAGATACATCTAATGCTATAAATATGGGATTTTTTGGAAGTAACGGTAATGGTGGCTCGTATTAGAAAGTGGGTGAATAAAAATGGGAAAATACCAAACATATAGAGGTAACTCTGAGAATAAGTTGTTTTATCTTATAGATCAATTAGACGGTGGTATTAATACGGATTTTAGTGATGATGGTAGTGCAGATAACGAGTTCAAATCTATAGTTAACTTTAATATGGATAAAAGAGGTTCTCTATATAAACGAATGGGATTTGGTAAACTTAATGCTGTTTCAGAAATTTTTGCTAAGTTTAGTGAAACTCCAGAAGTTAAAAATAAAACAGAAGCAAACCCAAACCCAGAAGATTATAATGATAACATAGTTTATATGAAATTATTAATAAATGATAATAACTGCTTTAGGAACTTATCAGCATTTACAGGCGATAAAGCCTATAGAAAATATCAACAATTATATGGTGCTCAAAATAACTCGTTTAAACTGTTATTTATAACTACAAATAATCAAACTAATAAATCTAAATCATGGCTATACTCTTGTACACTTCCAGAATTGGAATATGATCAAGAAGGAGAGCCTACAGACACAGAAACAATAATACTTACTGAGGATATACAAGAACTACCAGTTGTATTCAAGTGGGATAGAAACTTAACAAATATCAACACAATAGAATTCTTTGATAAAATATATTTTACAAATAATAATAAAGGTCTTGTTTGTTTTGATAGAACTAATGATACATTCTCTTACTTTGGTTCAAATATAGGTTCTGAGCCAAACAATGCTTATAAACCAAGTCCAATGGAAATTAGAAAAGTAGGGTTCAATGTTCTAGGTGATGACCCATTGCATTGGGTAGATTATCAAGGACTAACTACAGATAGTATTCAAGGTATTTACTTAACAACAACTGATAATAAACCTACAACTGTAATTCCTAGTGTTGGTAAGTTTAGAATTAATGTACTTTATACTGGCTCAGATAGTGGATTTGATATAAAATTCAAAGAAGGAGAATATGAAAGAAGTGCTAGTGTTACTGTAAATACAGACTATAGCACAACTGGATTAAAATGTTATGATGTTACATTTACAACTACTCCTACAAGTAATGTTGAAATAAAGATAACTAAAACTGGTGCAACTATTAATGACTATTATGACTACTATGATGTAGGTGCTGTAGACCCAGAAGTTAAGCCTGTAACAACCCTTAACATTGGTGAGTATGAAATGTTAGAGATGTACAATAGAGCTGTATATTTCAAAGATGATACAATATGGTTTAGTGAATTAAATAACTTCAACTATGTACCAAACTATAACTATGTTTCACTACCAATAGAACCTACAGATAAGATAACAAAAATAATGTTCTTTAGGAATGTTTATGTAATATTCACTAAGTTTAGAATATACAAGATGTCAAATGCTTTTGGAGATGCAGATTTCCAAGTAGTTCCATTAAACTTAAGTATGGGATGTCATGCTCCAAATACAATAGTTCCAATAGAGAATGTGTTATACTTTGCAAGTTCTAGAGGTATCTATCAATTAATATCAAGTGCTGCTTATGGTAATAGCTCTAATAGTATTACATTTGAGAATGTTAAAGAAATAGATACAAAAGTAAAAAGTCTTACATCAAATGTTACAATGTATTTAGGAGAATTAACTGATCCAGCTGTTAGATATAACGGTATTAGTGAACACTCTTATGCTATAAGATATAAAGATAAGTATATGTTATTCTTCAATACAGCTTATGAACAAGGAGATATTGCTGCACTTAAGAACTTAGATGTTTTAGTATATAATTATGACTTAAAAGCATTTACTGAGATGAGATTTCCAGAAAAACCTACATTTATGTTTATGGTAGACGGTGCTATTGAAGCATATTGTACTGTTCCACAAAAAGAAGAATATTCTGTAGAGGAAACACTTTTAGAATATAACTTTGGAGATACAGAAAATGGTGTAGTTGTGGATGCTTCTGGAAACGGACATGATGCTAAAACAGTAGGAAATATGATTATAAAGCCAGGTATTGGTGTTAATCTTGATGGTAATAATAACTACATAAAAACTGGTGTAATTAGATCTGATTTTAATCTTAAGAATGGATTTAAAGTTTTAGCAAATACCAACATTGATAGTATAAATGACGCTTATTTATATAACTTAAAACAAGCAACTGCTACAGGTCAAGCTACTCCTCAAACATTTACAATATCAACTAACTGGGCTAATGGTTATAAAGCAGATTTAATTTGTAGAACCACTCCAGATAATATAAACAGGACAGTAACAGTAAATTATACATTAAAGTATTATAGAAGTTCAACAAGTATAAATAATAAACAAAGTGGTAAGTTCTTATTAAAAGATACTACAAATAATACAAATCTAATAAACGAAACTAACTTCACTTTTGACTTAGGCTCAACATTAAGTAAAGAAGTTAAAACAGGTTCTTTTGTAATAAATCAAGGCGATACACAGTATAGTCATAACTGGAAACTTACAGTAACTAGTTCATACCCAACTTATAGAACTAGAAGACAAAAAGGTGCTAATACCTCGTTTGATGTTGTAAAGAATTCTCAATTTTCTAACTTATATGGAATAAGAATTGTAGGTACAGCTGTAGCAACTGATACAGGTTGTAGAATAACTTATACTCCTTATGGTCACTGTGCTAACTACGGATCATTGTATATAAATGATAGAGATTTATATGCGTTTATAAACGGTACACAACATAATCATAGAACTCCTACTATTAATAACGATGGTAATGGTGCTAAAGATTATAGTGGTGGGCAACAAACACAAGATATAAGTTATAACGGGCAACCAACAATTTCTATTGATGCTAGATGGAACATAAGAGCAACTATAGGTAGTACATATCAAGAGAATGTAGAAATAGATGCATTTAATTTCACACTCCCACTTAGTAAAAATGTACAGGAAACTACATGGCATTCATTCTCTATAAGTGGAAGCTACAATGTTGTTCTAGAACAAATGTTAAATTTAAGTTATAAAAACTTAGCAATAAAAATAAATAGTGCAAACAGCGTGGATGTTATTTGTAATAGTGAATACACTGAATTTACTACAACTATTAACAGTCAAATGTCATTGTTAGGAGAACACAATATAGAAGTAGATTATAACAAAACTAATAATGTTTATACAATTATAATACTTGTGGATGGCGAAATATTTGGGCAGAGCACTGTTCCACAAGATGCAATCGTAAATGCTAATAGAGATAGTTCAATTCTAGGATTAGGTATTACTGGGTACATTACAGACTTTAAACTATTACTAGCTGATAATAGAAGAATAATTGACTATGACTTTGATGCAGGTCAAGGAACTTATATTACAGATAAATCAGGGAATTCATTAACTGGTAGTATCGTAGGAACTGTGGACTGGGTTGTAGAAAACGGTATAAAATTTGATGGTAAAAACGGATATATAACTATACCAACACTAAGATCCAATATTCCATTTTCAAATGGTTATTCCATAGAATTTGAAGGTAAGTTTGCGAATGTGGAACAGATATCAAAAATAATAGATTTGGCTTCGGAGTATAATACAGGAAGCTTAGGAGATTTGAAATGTAGCATAAATTGTGGTAAAATAGATAGTACAAATACTATAATATTTGAGAGTTATGGTATATCTAAGAAAAGAACCAACATAACAGAAGGAAGTATTAATCTTTTAGAAAAACATAAATGGAAATATGATGTTAAAGATACTGGTAAAAATTACGAATTAAAACTATACTGTGATGATATTCTTGTTTCAACAGACACATTTAATTACGGTGGTATATCAAATGTTACCAGAAGAAGTAACTTTATAGGTAAATCTAATAGACCTGGAGATGACTTATTCTCAGGAACACTGTACAACTTAAAAATTACAATAAATAAAAGTCCTAATCCAGCTCCAATTTATGAGAACGATATGTTTGAGTACGATACATCCTATGACGACTTTGGTAAAGACATGGAAATAGAACTAGAAACAAAGGGACTAAACTTACAATATCCTATACATAATAAGAAACTTAAAAACATATTTATTAAAGGTTTAGGTGGTTATAGGTATAAAGAATTCTTCTGTGAAGTATATGTAGACGGACATTTAGTAAATGATCCTTATAAATATAACTATACAATAGAAGAAGGAACAGGTACAGTTATCTATGACTATACTGAAATAAAAAATCTAAGTTTTGATGAGAAGATATCATTATTAGGAAATATGAGATTAGATAAAACTAAATTAGGAGAAAGTACTTATCAGACTAAAAAACTAGTAATTCCTTGTAAAGGTAAAAACTTTTCATTAAAAATATATGGAATGAGTTCAGATTATTTGAGTATAGAAAGCTTTGGTTTTGTATGTAAACTAGGAAAGGTAAAAGAAGATTAAAGAAGGTGAATATTATGGAAGAAAATGAACTATATAATAGAATAGGTGAAACAGACCTAAACCCTACTTATAAAGATGGTCAGACTTACCAACATACTGATATTAATCAGATGCTAGGTATATTAAAAACTGCTATCAATGAAAACTATTACGATATTCAAAGATTATTAAATGGTGCAAAAACTGTTGGAAATGCTAATCAATTAGATGATGCAACTCTTTCTAGATACATTGATGAAGAATTACAATCTGATGATAACAAAATACCTTCATCGCAACAAGCAAAAGCCTATATGGATGCACTATTTGCAGGATATAGTGCTCCTGTAAGAGGGGTAGACTATTGGACTGAAGCAGACCAACAACAAATAGTTAGTGATACTGCTAATAATGTAATAGAAGAAATAACTCCTGATTTAGAAGAAGAATTGGCTGCAAAAGCTAATATTAATGATATTCCTACAAAAATAAGTGATTTGCAAAACGATAGTGACTTCTTATCAGAAAACAACCTACAAATGGTAAATACTGCAAATATTGAGAATGGTACACAGTTAACTGATGCAACAGGTTATGCTAGATTAAATAAAATATATGGTAACACAGTTCAAAATGGAACACCTACACCTGTTACACCAATAAATGTTAATATTGTATCAGGAGATATAGATGTTAGTATTTCAAATAGTGATCAAACCTTACAAGAAAATTATGTTTTTTCATTAGGTAATATAGAACTTTGTAAAATTGAAGATCGTCAAGATTATATTTATCAGAAAAATGGAAAATGGTTTTTACATAAGGAATGTTCACATTACACTTTTAAGGGTGATAGTAATGTTGATTTATATGAATATAATTCAGATGGAACTAATACTTTAAGAATAAATTTAAAACCTCTAAAAGCTAATTATGCTGCATTTAAGTATAATTCGGCATCAGCTAAATGCTTATATTCTAACTATTTTAACTATAGTTATGCTACTTCTGATACTGAACATCTTTATATTACAGGTGGTGAGCAAACAGGATCTAATTTTAATGGAAATATAAGAATGTATATAGCACATGACAGACTAACTGGTTATTCATCAAGTTTAACAAATGCTCAAAAGATAGAATTAGTTAAAAATTGGTTAGTAAATAATAACTTAGAAGTTATATATATAATGAAAACACCAATAGATGTTGAAATAAATGATATAGTACTTCTTAATCAGCTAGATACTAAACTAAGTTTTTATAAAAATGAAACAAATTTTGTTATGACTTCTGATGATTTAGCACCATATCTAAATATGACTTATGCTATAACTGATAGAGATATTTATTCAAAAGAAGAAGTGGATGATATTATATACAAAAATAAAAACGAAATAACAAATCAATATAATAAAATATTGTTTATGCCAGTAAATGACAGCATACAAAGTAGTGTCGCAGCAGGAGATTGTTCCGTTATTATTACAACCAAAGGTAAAGTAGTAATGATAGACACTGGAGCATCGCATTCTTATGATCTAATAAAAGAAGAACTGTTGAAAAATGGTGTTAGAAAAATTGACTATATGATAATTACTCATTTTCATGGTGACCATACTGGAAACATAAATAGTTTAGCAAATGATTTTGATTTAAGTAGTACAGTTTATTATATACAAAAACATACGGATGTACCTACTGACATAACTAGTGGATCCGAACAAAGTGTGTTAGATGTTGCACAAAACAATATTGTTCTTAGACCTAATACAAATGATACACTTATTGTTGATGATATTAAAATAACATTTATGAATTGTAATCAAAGTGATATAGACTATTATGATAGCCAAAATACAACAGTTAATAACTATTCGATATGTTGTTATGTAGAATATGGTAATAATACTTTTCTATTTACAGGAGATATTTTTGGTTTAGCAACTGAAAATTTATATAATCAAGGACTATTAAAAAAAGTAGATGTTGTGAAAGGGGAACATCACGGAAATCAAACCAACTCATTTAGTAATTATAATTTAAGTATAATGCCAGATTATACTATATTAAGTAACAGTGAAAATAGTAATGATTTAAGAGGAATAAATCATTCTCCTAGTATATTATTAAAAAATTCTTTAGGTAGTAAAGTTTATTCAACAAAAGATGGTACGATTGAATTATATTTTAATAAAGATAATTATGCAATAACAGATGCAATGCCTGTCTCTAGTAATCCAAGAACAGAAAATCCAGACCAGACTTGCTGTTTATATGTAGATAGTACTTATTCTGGCAAAAGTGATGGTACCTCAAATAAACCTTTTAGAACATTAGAAAGAGCAATAGCTTATTCAAGATTATTTAAAAATGTAACTGTAACTATTTATATAATAGGAGAATATATAAGTCAAGAATCTTTATGTATAATATCTCAGCCTAATCCATTAAGAATAATAGGTAGCTTTACTTGTAATGACATATCAATTCTTAAAAGTAATTTTTATTGTAATGGTACAATAACAATTACAAGCACACAAAATTACCCTTTTAATGTTAATGGCTCTACAATTAGTCTGAATGAAGTTATAATAAATGGTGATACAACAAGTCAAGAAACAGCAACAAATGGAATAGGTGCTAGATTTTCTCAAAGTATTGTTAATATTGAAACATTAAATATAAGTAATAGAAGTTTAGGATTTGTTGTATATAACGCTAGTACAGCGAGAATGCATGAAATAAAAGGAACTAATAACACTTATGGATATTTTGTACCAGGTAGTTCATTATTATTTGTTGGTATATGGAATAATGATTTTGCAACAAGTAGGGAATACTCTGGATATAGTAATGCTAATGAAAAAAGTGAATTTGTTCAATTTAGTAGTAGTGCTGTACAAAGACTATCGAGAGGGGATGACCTAAATGATTATGTTATTCCTGGTAAATATATATCACAAAACGGAGATATAACAGGTACTTTAAATAACAGACCAACAGGAATAAATTATGCATTTACTTTAGAAGTAAAGACTTTAAACACATATAATAACACTATGCAAACTATAATAAGTAGTAACCTAGCACATACATCAACAGGTATTTATGTTCGTGTATATGATCACGCTCATAACACATGGAGTGCTTGGAAAACTGTAATACAAGGTAGTTAATAAATCAGAAAGGAAACATAACCTATGAAAGAATATAAAAGTGAAGTAACTAGACAAGAGTTTGAGGATTTAAAAGGTAATGTCAAGGATCTGCATAAGATCTTTGACAATATCACAGATATAGCAATATCTACTGAGAAACTAGCTGTTGAAATGAAATACATGAGAGAAGAACAAAACAAAACAGAGCAAAGACTTAAGGCTCTAGAAGAAAAACCTATTAAAAGATATGATAGTATTGTTAATTACATAATAACATCAGTTATAAGCATAATTCTAGGTGCTGTAGCTGTAATGATTGGCTTGAAAAAATAAAATAACTATGTTATACTTATATTGTAATAACTTATTACAAATGGAATAAATTTAAAAAGGATGGTGTATGTATATGATAACAAAATCTCAAAATATAAGTGAACATTTTCACAGTTCAGAATTTGTTTGTCAACATTGTGGAGAAATCAAAATTGATGAAAACCTAGTAAACAAAATGGAAAATATATTTAGCAAATTAAAAGCTAGTAAATGTATTATTTCAAGTGGCTATAGATGTCCTGAATATGATATACAAATTGGTGGTTTTGCTGGTAGACACTCTGAGGGATTAGCTGCTGATTGTGTTTACTATGATAAAAATGGTAAAATGATACCTTCAAAAATAGTTTGTTGTGTTGCTTATGATTTAGGTGAATTAAATGGTATTGCTAAAATTGATGAATATTATGTCCACCTAGATAATAGATCTAATGGTTACTATCATGGCGATGAAGCAAGAGGTAACGATAACTACTGGGAAAATCCTTATGGCTACTTCGGTGTTAGTAAAGAAGAAGTTTCAAAATATACTGGTAATAAATCAAAACCAAAGACAATAGCTTTAGGTGATACGGTTATTGTAAATGGTGTAGGTACTGCTTCAAGTACTGGTGAAGGTGCTAGAACTATCAACTATGTAAATCAAGAAATGAAAGTTATTATGATATCTGGTAATACTTCTAGACCTAACAGATATGCACTAAACCAATATAATAAAGGTGTTGTTAATGATCCTTTCTCAGTAACAGCATGGTTTAGTATAAATGACATAAAGAAGGTATAATTATGGATAGTTTTATAACATGGGAAATGCTCCTAGGTTACACAACTTTTGTAGGTATAGTATTTATGGTAGTTGAATTTACAAAAGAATTACCAATTATAAATAAAATACCAACGAAATATTGGAGTGCTTTTATAAGTTTTGTATTAATGTTAATAACAAATATTGTTTTACATACATTTAAGATAGAAGATTTACTATTATATGTTCTAAGTTCAATATCTATTTCGTTAGGTGCAAACGGATTAAGTGCATTCAATGACAAGAAGAAGTCTATATAATAGACTTTTTTTCTTTGTTGTGTTATAATTTATTTAAGGAAAGTAGGTGTTTTTATGGCACAAAGTGCAAAGGATTACGCAAGAGAACAGTTGGGAGAATTAGATTTATCTTATCTAAAAGGAGAAGAAGATGCAGCGAATAAAACATACGGTACAACTAAGAGTTCATTGCAAACTAATTTTAATAATCTAGTAAATCAAATAAATGCTAATAGACTAGATACAAGAAAGAACTTTAATACAGGTAGAGCAACAGTTGCAGAAAATGCTTACACAGCAAATAGACAAAATCAAGCAGACTTAGCTTCAAGAGGTATTGGAAGTAGTGGACTAAAGACTTTAGGTGAAGTTGGAAACAGAATGGAAACAGGTAAGCAATATAGTAATCTAGCCAATAAATTTTATAGTACAATGACAGACTTAGATAATACGGAGAAACAAAGTAGGGATCAATATAAGATAGATTTACAAACAGCTAAGAACACATTAGATAGTGCTTTAGCAGGAATTAACTCTAGAAGAGGAGAAGCACAAAATAACTATAATATGCAATTAGGACAATTAGCAGAACAAGTACAAGGTAGATGGGATGCAAATGCAAATGCACAAGCTGCTTTAGCACAAGCTCAGGCTGCTGCTGCACAAGCACATAGTGATGCTGTGGCTGCTGCTAATAGTCAATTAAATCAAGCAAAGAAACAAGCACTAACTGAAATTGTAAATGGTAATGGAACAAATGATCAAAAAAGAGCAGCAATACAAGCAACATTTGGAGTAGATACAGGAACTGCTACAACTATATTGCAACAATTAGGTTTAGAACCTACAAAATCATTTAACTTTGACATTAATAAACCATACCAAGCTCCTTCAATAAGTGACTTGTATAGTATGATAGGAATAAGATAGAGGTGATATAAATGGCTAATAGAGGTAGAGAATACGCAGAAGAACTTGTAGGTGCTTTAGATAGAGGTGCATATAACCAACAAAGAGATGTTGCAAAATCTACATATAATACTAATTGGGAAAATGTACAAAACCAATACAAGAACCTACAAGATAAATTAAAACTACAACAACAAAGAGCAAATAGAGATTTTGCAGAAGGTCTAGTTAATGTTGCAGAGAACTCTTTTAATAGAGAAAGACAAGGTAGTGGAAGTCTAGCTAATAGAGGACTTTCTGCTAGTGGACTAACAAATATGTTAAACCAAGCTGACACTGCTCAAAAAGGTGAAGATATTGGTAATTTACTTAAGACTGCTGGTGCTATTTCTGCTGATACTGCTGGTAAACTAAGTCAAGCAACAAGTAAAGCTGCTAGTGAAGAAACAGGACTTTTAGGAAAACTTGCTGATACTTTAGGAGATATAGGAGATGCTGAAACAGCATTACAAAATAGATATAATAGTACTCTAGCTGGTATAGCAGGTGCTATGGATGAAAGAGAAGCAAACAATGCACTACAAGCTGCACAAAGAGCTGCTAGAGGTGGTGGAGGTTCTGGTAAAAGCCAAGAACTTATAGATGCAGAAAACGAATTAGATGAATTTTATAGAAAAGCTGCTATAAATGAAGTTTTAACAAGTCCAGACATGAATGATCAACAAAAAGCAAACTATTTGGGAATTATGTTTGGTATGAACGGTAGTGGTGACATAGTCGATGCATATAATAGAAATGCAAATGCTACAAATAATTACAATGCTAGACTTAATGAGTTACAAACAGCTGCGAATAAACAACAAAGACAAAATAGTTATGCTCAAAATATTTTAAATCAATATAATAGATCACAACAATTACAAAATAATCTTTTGGGTAATAGAAACGCAGGTGTATTACCTTTAAATGGTAGTTCTCGTTACACTATGGAAGATGTTTCACTTGCTCCAAGAGTTACATTTAATTATGATGATATAAATGCGTTAAATAATTTTAAAAATCAAGGAATAACTTACGAGGATCTTGCACAATTATTATATGGAAATAGATAAAAGAGGAAGGTGATAGTGTGGCAAAAGGTTATTATGAACAATTATATAATTCATTAAAAGATGCAAATGCTAAGTCTGTAAAATCTGCGTCTTCTAGTACTAGTACAGGTAAACAAGATAATTTACAAACAAAAATAGATAACCTTTCTACAAGAATGGAAGCTGCTGGTGTAGACACATCAAAAGCAAAGGACAGTAGAAATGCTGTTGAGAAATTCTTAGGACTTCCAGAAAATCAAAATGTTGTATTTGATATATTTGAGTTACTAAACAGACCACAACAAGCATTATTTGGTGCTATAAATGCTGCACAAAAGGGGGAAGATGCTGGTGCTGCTGCATGGAGTAACTTCAAAGGAGATACAGAAACCAACTTCAAAGATATACTTACAGAAGCAGGTATGTCTGATAGAAAAGGTAAACTAGATGTAGCAGATGTTCTAGGTTTTGCAGGAGATGTTCTTCTAGATCCAATGGATTTAGCTGTTCTTCCTGTGTCTGGTGTTGCTAAAGGTGCTAAAGCTTTAGATACTGCAAGTGATACTGCTAAAGCAATTAAGGCTGCTGATAAAGCTACTGATGCTGCTAAGGCTGGTGTTAAGTTTAAATCAGCTAATGACTTGATATTTGCAGGTGCTGGTAAAGCATTAAAGACTGGTGCTAAAGGTTTAGATGCAGGAATTGAAGCAACACTTAAAGCATTAGATGAAGCACAAGGAATAGAATATGCTAACTTAGGAGCCAAGAGTGCTGCTAATTTAGGTAAAGCATTTGCAGAAGGTGCAGAAAAAACAGTTGGTAAATTAGAAACTTATAAAGATGTTAAAGATCAAATTTCTAGGTTATTTAATAGTGCTGCTAATATTCCTAAGAGTGTTAAAGAAGCACTAAGAAAGAACAATGCTGAGAATGTTAGAGCTACTAGTGAATTAGGAAATCTATATAAAAACTTAGAGGATGGTATTGCAGACTATGCTTATAAAACTGCAGAAAAAATGGGAGATACTAGTCCAGAAAATATTAAGAAAATCGCAGAACAAACTGATAAAGATTTACTATTCTTCAAAGAAAAAATGAACTTAAATAGAGAAACAACAATGAAAGATATTATAAAAGAAGCAAAAAACGGTACTCTTACTGCAATAGATGCTGGTGAAGACACCATTAAAAAACTTAATGCTATTGCAGATGACATAAACAAAGCAGACAGAGGCTTAAATCTTACAGTTGATATTACTGATGATGGTTTTGTTAAACTAAGTAAAGGTTGGGACTGGGTTTCAAATCCTACTAAAAAACAATACAAAAACCTAGTTAAAGAATTCTCACAAGCAAAAGCAGATGAACTTGCAAGTCTTAGATTTGATGAAGCTAAACTAGCTGAAAAGGTAACTAAACAAGGTAATTATACACAAGCAGATTTAGATGAGTATGCTAAGTTATTAGAAAAATATAAGAATGATGATGACTTTAAAGAATTATATAACTTAAATGATAATATATTTAATGAAGCAAATAAAATTGTTGATAAGCATTTTGGTACTAATTTATCAAAAGAATATGCTGATAATGCTGGATATGTTAGACACGAATATAATAAAGATTTATTTGATAGATATAAAGAACTAGGTTTTGCAAATGACACCACAGGCAATATTAAACTTAAAGGTAATGCTAAAATCTTAAGTGATAGACAGTATAATATGTCTGTTCGTGAAGCTAATAATATGTTTAAAGATAGTATCTCTAAAAATTTAGATACAATGGATGCTAATCAGAAAGCTATAGTGGAAAAATGGTTAAAAGAAGATGGTATATTCAAAGAAGGTATGACTAAGTCATTTACTGGTTACATGGAAAGTGTTCCTAAACTAGCTAAAGATAGTAAAGTAATAGATAGTGTATTATTGGATGCTACATTTGGTAACTATAAAGAACTTAAAGACATAGACAAACAAATTAAAAGTGCTGTAACAGCTGGTGACGAAGCTCTTGTTAATAAACTACAAGCTCAAAAAATAGAAAAACTTAATAATAGTAATATGAAAATATTAACTAAAAGAGATAACACTGTTCCTAGAGATTTTCAAAAACTAAATACTGATGAACTAAATACTCTAACATATAATTTGAACAGAATGAGTGATGAGCTAGGTCTTAAAGATATGAAAGATGTTGCTAAATACATATCAAAAAATAGAGATAAATTGGCTATTAATAAAGATGTATTAAGACTTATAGAAGTTGGTGCTAACAAAAATGAAGCCAAAGGTTTAGTAAGACTATATGATAAATACATGAACTTCTTTAAAAGGAATAAAGTATTGTCACCAACATTCCAAATTAACAACCTTTTAGGTAACTCATCTAATATGTACTTAGCAGGTATTAGTCCAACTAAACAAGCACAACTTTTCCCAGAAGCACTTAATATAATGAATAAGAGTGACGACTTGATGAGAAAGTCAGCACAAATTGCTTACGATGAAGCTAGGGGTGTTAAAAGTCTTGTTAAACTTACTGATAAAGAACAAGATATGTTAAAGATATGGAATGGTTTCATAGATGCAGGGTTTGGTGATCCTAAGTCTTTATTAGGATTAGATTTATCTGATATGCCAGATAGTATAAGAGAATATTTTGAAGGTAAAAAACAATTTAAAAATGTTAAGGACTTTCTAAAAGATGGTTTACCTTATCTAAACAATAAGATGAACAACACTATGGATACTATGGCTAGACTTGCTACATTTATAGAGGGTTCTAGAAATGCTAAATTCTTAGATAAATTAGGAGTTGAGAATGCTGGTGAAGCTGTAAGAAAAATCTTATTTGACCCACAAGATTTAACAGACTTTGAGAGAAATAAAATGAAAAGAATTATGCCTTTCTATACATTTACAAAGAAAAACTTAGCTTTCCAAGTCAATAACTTATCTAAAAATGCATCTCAGTATAGTAGACTTATAAAAGGTTACAAAGGTCTATTAGATGCTGCAACTGATGAGAACAGTGATAATGTTGCTAGTTGGATGAAGGATAATTTATACATACCAATTCCAGGTATTGGTAAAGACGGTTCATACACAGTATTAAGAGGTTCAATGCCTTTTGGTAACCTAATAGATACTATTGAACATCCTGTAAGTAATACAGTAAATCTAGTATCACCTTTAGCTAAGATGCCATTTGAGTTAGTAACAAATAAAAATTCATTTACTGGAAATGATATAGAGAAATTCCCAGGACAAATGAGTACTAACATACCAAAATTAACTAAGATGCAAGAATATTTACTAGGTGGTACAACAGGTTTAGATGTTCCTATTAAAACTGGAGTTAGAGCTTATCAAGGAATACAACAAACTATGAGTGGAGAAGGTAACCCTCTCAGTGCTTTAGGAAATGCATTTACAATGGAAGGTAATATTGATACAGATAGAATAAATAGAATGTATGATCAACTAGATAAATTGGAAACAATGATGAAACAGTATGAACAACAAGGATATGAGTTTAGCACTATGGCTGAGCTTAAACAAGCAAATAAGAATTCATCTGTAGAAGGTATTATGGCTAAGCTTAATAAATTAAACGGTATGAAAGCAAATCCATATATACAACAATTTAATAAAATGAAATAAAAAGACTAGAATAATCTAGTCTTTTTCGTTTAATACAACATCTCCTGCTTTTATCCAGTTACTAGTACCATCCATAATAAGTGGTAAAGTTAATAAAGCATCTATCTTTTGTATATCACTATTTAAATTATTAAGTTTTCTAACATTGTATAGTTCACCAATACTATATTTTAATTTACTTAATAAGTAATATAGTTGTGCATATTCTTCTTTAGTCATTTATATTCACCTTTTCTATTTCAGCTCTTATTTCAAGTATATGTAAGTATTCTCCCATAGCTTTAGCTTGTTGTTTTAGTAAATCTAAAGGACAGTCTGGTTCAAAATCTAAAGTTCCAGCTTCTGCTTTCACTATCATTTTATGTAACTTTCCATATCTTTCTTTTAATTCCTTATATTCTTTTACAAATCTAACTTTATAATCTTCATTGTCATCCTCTTGAATTCCTAATACAAATTTCGCATTATATATCGATGCATCTATAGCACCATCAACCATAGTTTCTAGATCACTTGCATAGTCACATAATTCTTTTATTTTAAGTCTTTGCTCTACTGTTAAAGCTCCCCATTTACCATATTTTATATCTCCAAACAGAGGACCAGCAATATACTCTCTTATTTCTTTAATTATTGATTTTCTCACAATCATTCTCCTTCTTTATTTTTAACTAGTATCTTAGGTTCATAAACATCGCCTATAACACTATCACCAAATCTTTTATGTAATTCCATGCTGTATAAATTATACTTCATTATTTTTAATTCTATTTCATGATCAAGTACTGCCAACTCTTTTACTAAATCTACTGTAGGTTTTGTAGACAATTCCTTATTATCTTTCATACTATTTCTTCTTTGCTGTACATCTAATTGTTCTAAAAGGTGTACCTTCTTTATAATATTTCATAATATCTATTGTAGGGTTTTCAATACTAAATGTATTCTTATCAAATGTTGCTCTACCAGCAGATGTAGATATTGAGTATTTAAAGTCAGCATCTTCCCATTTACTGTCTTCATAGTGTAGTTTAGCATATTCTTCAAGTTCTTTTAGCTTATCCTCAATAGCTTTCTTTTGTGCTTTTAATTTACCAACACTATTCAACAGTTGCTTATCATACTCCTCTAAGTCATCATCAGTCAATACTTTTAATTGTTTTTGTTTAGAATACTTTTCTACAACATCCCAAGGATAATCATCAATATTTCTGATACCCATCATTATTTCAACTACAGAATTAACTATAACTTCAATATCTTTTATTATTTCTTCATTTCTTTTAATTAACTTACATACTGGTTTACCTTGCCACATACCACACAATAACCACTGGTCTAATCCCCAAGCAGCCATATATGCTTGACATTGTATTTCATAACCAATACTATCAGTAAAACATTCACTAGATGAATTGGAGTATTTGTTTTCAACTCCTGTTTCAACACCGTCTATAAATGTTCTACCATCTCTTTTACACTTAAGTTGATCATCGAAAGCATATTTATATTCAGAGTTTCTTTCATCAATAAGTATTCCCATTTTTTGTTCAAAATAATTTAAGCAACCATCTTCTAGAGCAATACCTAAGTTCATTCTGTCTTGTGCTTCATCATCAACTACTCTTTCTTCATTTCCTAAGTCATAATCTAGTTGTTCTTGAATTGTATTAAATCCTACCCCCATATAACTAGACAAACTACTAGCAATTACATTATACCTTTCTTTCATATTATCTCTCCTTCTTGATTACATTATAACATATACTTTTCTAAAAAGTTGAAAATTAGTCATTAAAAGTTTTTGCTTTTGCCCAAAAACCCTTTCTATTCCTAGCATCTTTTTTGTTTTCTAGCATATACTCAAAATATTTAAAACCATATTTTTCAAGTTGTTTTTCTTTAAACTCTTTAATATCAGAAATCATTTTATCATAGTCATCAACACTATAATAATTTCTACCATTAGTTGCATAAGACTTATCTAAACCCATCATTAGATTAAATCTATAAGGATATTTATCTTTACCTTTGTGATCTGCTATTCTTATTGAGTTACATTCTCCATAATCTAGTTTTATATAACAACTAGAAGTGGAATATGCTTCATAATATTGTAATACAAATCCTTCTTTATCTAGGTCAGATAATAATTTATTCATATAATCTTTAATACCCATTTTCTTCCATCCATTCCTTCATTTGACTTAATATATAAGTACTACAGTCCTCAGTTATAGGTTCATAAGCATCTATATATCTTATCAACTTCTCAACTGTTTCAACATTTCTAACAATTAATCCAATTCCACCATTTTTATTTATTGCATCAAGTTTCTTTAGTTGTAATTTTGTAGGTTTACCTTCATCAGTCTTAAGTTCTAGACCTAGAAGATAACCTTTATACAAATACATTCTATCAGGTAAACCATTTTGGTTAGACTGAGCTTGGTATCTAGCAAGTTGCCAAATACCTTTCCTTTGCATAAATCTCTCTATGTCTTGCTCAAGTTTACTTTCTTTTGTCTTTGCCATTGTCTTTTATCTTATTATCTATTACTTGTTTAGCACAAAGAATATCAGCTAGTTTTAGTTTACCTTTAACTTTAGTATTAACCATAATTCCTGTTCCTTTATCTTCAAATTCAAATATTAACTTTCTTTTCTTATTTATCATTTTATATTTCCCTCCAAAACATTAAACATCTTACAAGCAAGATCATCAACTTCTCCTTTTTCAGACAATTCTTTTAGATATAGTGATATTGCTTTATCAATTTTTTCTGAGTTATTCATTAGTTCATTGAACTTGTTTTTTATATCATCTCTTTCATTTCGTATTCTTTCATATCTCTTTTTATAATATGATACATCTTGTTCTAGTTCTGCTATTCTTATCTCTAATTGTGATATTGTTGTCATTATTTTCCCTCCTCAGCTCTTATCTTAACTATTGCTAAAAATTCTTTATTTGTAAAGTTTCTATTATTAAAACATTTACATCCTAGAATTTTCTCAACATCTCTCATAGTTCCAATTACACTAATATAGTGTCTAATAGCTCTTTCTACGTTAGCCTGTTTTTCA